ATGGGTAAGACTAGTTTAGCTCTCAATCTTGCATATAATGCAGTTGAGATAGCTGATTGTGCTGCACTTATATTCTCTTACGAGATGTCAGTCAATCAACTATTAACTAGACTTGTATCACTTGAATCAGAAATACCAATTCGTTGGATACAGAATGGTAAACTTGGCGCTGAAGATTTGTTGCGTATACAACAAACAGCTAGCAATATACAAGAAAAAGCCATCTACATAGATGAATGCAAACGCACATCTTTGAACTACTTATTATCTAAAACTAGACAATATGTACATAGCTGCGGTGTTAAGCTTGTGTTTGTTGACTACCTACAGCTTGTCACGGCAAGCGCAGGAGCCAAAGGAACACGAGAACAAGAAGTCTCGAAAGTGGCTAGGGCGCTCAAAAACCTAGCTAAAGAATTAAACATTACTATTGTTGCATTATCGCAACTTAATCGTGGTGTTGGATTCAGAGCTGAGAGCAAACCGACACTATCGGACCTGAGAGAATCAGGCGAGATAGAACAAGCTGCAGATGTTGTTGCCTTGATATATAGACCAGAGTATTATGGTATTAATCAAGACGAGAACGGTGAATCTACTGCAGGTAAAGCTCAAATCATTTTTGCGAAAGGTCGCAACATTGGTGTGGGTACAGTTACACTTAATTTTATTAGTGAATTGACAAAATTCAAGGATAATTCCTTAGATTTTTAGACTGATTTTTTGTATTTTTACTTATGTCAGATCACACAAAACTAAGAAGAATTATATCTGAAATTGCACATGATTTAGGTCTAGACAAGAAACTTGTTAGGCGTATAATCATTACTGTCTTTAGAGAGATTGGCTTTGCCATTGTTCTTAGAGGCAAACCTGTAATGTTTCGGAAGTTCTTAAAAATTGTATTTGCAATACGTGCTGGTAAAAAAGCGCACGAAATGTTTAATAAATATGAAACACGAAAGAAATGAGTAAATTAAAAACAGTTAACATCAAAGGTAAGGAATACGTTGAAGTTAACGAAAGACTAAAACACTTTAGAGAAAACTATAAGAACTGGTGTCTTACATCAGATGTTGTAGAACTTACAGATGATCGTTGCGTAATCAAAGCTACAATCTTTGACGACAACGGAAACATACGCGCCACAGGGCATGCGTATGAAAAAGAAGGCTCGTCCTTTATAAACAAAACAAGTTTTGTAGAAAACTGTGAAACATCTGCTTGGGGCCGTGCTCTTGGTAATCTTGGTATTGGTTTAGATACATCAGTTGCTTCTTATGAAGAGGTGGCTAATGCTATCAAACAACAATCCAAACCAGCGGCTAAACCAAAGCTTGATGAAGATAAGTTTAACAATATGCTAAAAGCTATTGAAGCTGGTCAAGCTGACGCAGTTAGGGCTAAAATGCCTAACTACGAAATAGAAGATTATCAAATGAATGTATTAAAACAAAAATTAAATGGTTAATGTAGTTCCTTTTGACTTGGCTAGCTGCCAGGTTAAACCTACCAAAGTGGTAGAAAACAAAAAGTATTTCAATGAAGGCGCACACAGATGTCAAGTACTATCTGTGTCTAACTCATCACAACGTGATGGTTATGGTGGCGCACCTTATATTGAATTTGACGTTGTAAACGAAACAGGTGAATACGGCAGGGCTAAGTTCTGGGCTGTAAGAGAATCTGATGCACCTAAATCTGCTGAATGGAAGAAAAATACACTACACGAGTTTTTAACAAACTGTGGTGTAAAAGATTTTTCTAATGACATTGAGTCAATAAAGAAAGCAGTAGGCGCTTGGGTAAACATATGCTTTACATTTGAAGAGTATATGACATTAAGAGATGGTACACCAATGAAACGAAAAGCCGTAAGGTATCGTTGGTCAAGCGCTGATGGTAAGAAGATTAAGTATGATGCAAAGTACAATAAACCTTTGTCTCCACAAGATGAGCAAGAGTTTATAGACTCGCATTCATTAAGCGGTGGCTCTACATCAGTATTGAGTCAAGAAGACGATCAGTTACCATTTTAAATAATTTTGTAGTTTTGTAGTCAAACTATAAAACTATGATATTCATAGCAGGGAATGTGCCTTCAAGCAAAAATTCAAAACGTTGGACTGGTAAAATGCTTATCAATTCAAAGACTGTTATGAAATATATTAAAGATACTGATAAACAGTATAAACGCTTCAAAATGGATTTTCAGGGAATGATGAGAGGAATGGATTATCCAATCATTGTTTCCTTTAAATTCATTAGAGGCACAAAACATCGTTTTGATTACATTAATCCTGCACAAACTGTACAAGATTTGATGGTAAAAAATGAATGGATTGAAGACGATAATATGAATTTTATAATACCACATTTCGAACCGTATGAATACGATAAAGAAAATCCTGGTGTTGAAATAAAAGTTTATGATAAATCTGAAAGATTTTTTAAATAGCTATGTTATTGCAAATAATATAAATCGTGATGAATTTATATCTTCTAGTAGAAAAAGAGAGATAGTAGATTCAAGAATGATATATTTTGCAGTTGCAAGAAATTTAGGTGGATATACATTATCAGAACTTGGTAAAAGTGTAAATAGAGATCACGCTACAGTTATGTATGCAATAAGAAACTATGATCACTTATCATCATATGATGAAAGTATGAAACATAAATACTATAAAGCTTCTATAATATTTAGAACTTTAGAATACAAACCAAAAGCAGAACGCATAGGTTTGATAGATACTTTGTTTGAATCTAATAGAAAGTTAAGACAAAGAATAGCAGAATTAGAAGAACTAAATTAATTAATATGACTGTAAAAACAAAAACAAAAAAGAAGGTAACTATTGATGGTAAAGAACAGAAAGTAGATTTGAATGTATATAAAGTTATGCAAAATCTAACTGATGCTTTACGTTCACACGAAGTAGCGTTGCTTACTTGGGTACATAAAATGTACAATACTAAGAAACGTCACAACGAAGATGAAAAAGGCTTGTATAAGTATTGTATGACAATACCTGGTGCAAGTGATATATTAAATAGAATGACATTAATAGATGAAGAAAATGCAAAGAAAGGACTTGATGCAAGCTCAGATACGCTCGGAGATGCAGAGAGTGACGGAACTGTTAATTAACAAAAACAATTCCTACGGTAACTCAGCTACCGAACCTGCAAACATTTTTTCTAAAGGAAATGCTGTAGAAAGTATTTGTGCTAGAATAGATGATAAAATTATGCGTATAGCCAATAAAGGCATAAACGAAAACACATTTGATACTATTGATGATTTAATAGGATACTTAGTATTGTTAAGAATTGCATGGTATGATAAAGAAATTAACGAAGATAAATAATTATCTTTGTAATACTTTTCGGACGTTCTGTCCATGTGTTTTCATAGTTTTGTTGATTGTCAAGGTCCCAGGTAGTTCTGGGATTTTGACATCACATACGATTATGGAAGAAATTGAATACTGGCAAATAGACAAGATAGAATCAATGTTAGAGCTTTGTCCTTATGACGAGCAAACAAAGATTGATATCTTGAACAACCTACCTGAAACAAAGGAAGAAGCTTATGAGCTACTAGGTAAATTATGGTTTGATCATATACCTAGAGATCCGCGTGATCAATTAAGCAAAATGCTGAGAATGAACACATTGATACAAACCGACTATAAATATTATTATATTTGTAATGACTGTGGTGAAGATTTTTATTCTAACAATAAAGAATCTTTATGTACAGAATGTTTGAGTACTAACATAATAGATAAATCAGATGAGACCTAAAGATTATAAATATGAAGCAATAAAAAAATTGCAATCATTAGTATATAATTTAGAAAATTCAAAACAAGACTATCGTCTTGAAGATTTGAAATCATTATTAAAAGAAAGTTTACAAGGATATGATGACTATCTTCAGCTTAAAGAAGATAAAAATTATATACCTAAAACAGTTCGTAAAAGTTATAAATAATGAAAAATAAATTTGATACAGATATGTTTGGATTTGTTATAGGTGCAGTAGGCATTTTAGCAACTACAATATATATGTATTTTACCAACTAAACATGAGTAAAAACACAATTGTATTTGAAGGCGGCATTGACAACATACGCACGCTTGCTGATAATTCTTTGCGCGTAAGTTTGGGTACACCTGAACTAACTCCTGAGATTGTAGGCAATATGTATAGTATGTTAAAGCAGCCTGGATACGTAGTTATATCTACGAAACCAATATCACAGCAGCAGATAGACGCTGTTGAAGAAGCAACTGTTGATAGAGAGTTTGATAATAAAACACCATCACAAAGATTGCGCAATACACTATATGTACTATGGGAGCAAACGCAGCCAAAGGAAACTTCAGCTGATGGAACTACAGTATATGTAGATTTTGATTTGTTTTACAAACGTAAAATGAATGAACTAATTAGATTTATCAAAGACAAATTAGTATGACTTATAAAGGTAAACTTATAAGATATAGAAGATGGTTGCAGAAACAATTAAAAAAAGTAGATGCAGCTTTACTATCTATAAATAAAACTAGATAGATACATTGTAGTTTAGCTTAGCCTGAACACCATTGTATTTATTCCAAATGAAAGCAGACGCTTTCTTTACATTACCTACATATCCTTTCATGTCGTGCCACTCATCAGTGGCCGACATACTGGATAGGTTCCTTACAGTCAATCCATTTAATTCTTCTACAGCTTGCATCTTATAAGCTTTGTTAGTATGGTAATGTCCTCTATGTACCTCAACGTGTTTAACTTCACTCCACACATCTCTATATCTTTGCGATACTATTCCAGGTAAATCATTTAATTTAGGTCCATCACCGTGATCATTTATAATTAAACATCTACCATAACGATAAGCTTTCATCATAGACATTGAGTTGTCTACAGACACATTTTCATTATTCTCATAATATATTTCTAAAGCATCACCTATATGCATCATAGATTCTCTATCGTGGTTGCCAGGTATTACCATAACGTGAACATGACTTATTTCTACGAGCATATTAATACACTCTATCAAAAGCTTTCTACCTGCTCTATACATATCCATATGCTTATCACTATTGAACTGAGGCGTACCTCTTGTAGTAGAAGGTACAGGCCAGTCTCCGTCTGCATTTAAAAAATCATTACCTACAACAAATAATATTTCTTCGATATAGAAACCACTAGATCTTTTTATAAGATGCTCTAAAGCATTTAACATTCTGTCTCTTGCTATTTTTATGCTATACTCATCTCCTTTTATTCCTATCTTACCTATATGTAAATCGCAAGCATTAATTTCTAAAAGATGTGAATCATCTTCTAAAAAACTAGAAGGTCTTATTGCTATACGAGGTACAGAATCAAAAAGAGGAACTAAGTCTTCGACCAATTCCTCTCTTATCTTTTGTATATTCATTGTAGGATCTATACGCTTTAACCAAGCTTTAGTTCTAAACATTGGTATTGTAATAGGTTTTTTAGCTTTATCAAAACCAGTAACCTCATATGTACCTATATCGTACTTATCTACCTCCCACACATTTAAATCTATACTACAAGCTTTTATTAAATCATCTAACGACTTTACTCTTTTGCTATCTTCGCATGTAATAATAGCACCGTCTTTATTTTCTTCAAAATGCGTAGTTTCTTTAGCATGTTTTGGATTTAAATTTTCTCTTAATTTTCTTGCAATACTGCGAACTCTTTCGTAATTGGTACCAAAAAGTTTAGCGGTATGTGCATATTTTGAATTAAGTAATTCAGGATTTGCGATTAAATACTTTCTTATTTTATCGGTAGTAGATTCTTCCATATTAGTCTTCTTTCGGTCCAAAACCATGTTGCGATTTTAGATCTATTGATTTGACTAACAATTTAGATTTATTTTTCCGTAAATTTATTTTAGATAATGCTTTATTTATTAACACAGGGTTGTTAATAATCTCTTTTACATCATAACATTTAACAAAAATGTCCTTAACTGTGTATGTTCTTTTAGTTTTTGGCATTTCAAATGTCCAATCAGAAAGCCATATAGGTAATTTTTCTTTCATTACTTCATTACAGTAACATCTAATCTACCAGTGTTATTTGAATTAGTTTTATATACGTAAATATAAAAAGGTTTTTGTATACCAGATTGTAAAATCTGTGTTGTACCTACTATTTCAGATAAAGACAATTGTTTAGGATTGGCTGGCGCTGTACCTGCTTGCGCTAAAAGCATATTTCTAGCCAAAAATACACTATCTTTTGCAGAGTCTATTACTTTATTTGGCTCTTTGTTTTTTCCAATTATACTATCTATGTCAATCCTAGATAATAACACATCAAAATTTAAATTTTCTGTAGTATTACCGTTAACAAACAATATATCTCTTAGCTCACCATCTATTGAACTGTCATATATTTTTATATATGGTCCTTGACTTGTAGTAGTAATATATGGTATGTCTCTAAATATACCTAAACCACCCTGTTCTCTTTGTCTTTGTACAGGTGCTGGGGTGCTCTGTGCAATAGTTTGTGTCGCTGCTGGCGCAAATACTTGTTGTTGTTGTTGTTGTACTACTCTACGAACTTGCTGTGATTCTGGAACATATTGAGGTACCAATTCTGCAAGTTTTCTCTCTCTTTCATCTTTTAGTCTTTTTATAGCACGATCATAAACTTGTCTATTTTTTTCATATTCTGCCATCGAAATCTACATATTCTATCGTTACTTCTTCACCTTGTTCTATAGCTTTAGCAATAGAAGGATAGATCCTTTTATACGCATTGACACTTTTACCAACGAAGCCATCAGAGAGAATAAGATTGTTTTCTTGACTGTCTCCAACGATAAGACAACCAGCAGTATGCTCGTCAGTATTTCCAGTGTGTATAAGAATATATTCAAAACCAGGGACATCAGTAACATGCAACATGCCACGATGTATACCAGGATATTTTTTACTATATCTATTATGAAACCCACCCTCTTTTCTTAACTCTATTTTATATACCCCTGCAGGTATCCTAGTTTCACCTTTTACTTTTAATACCCTAGCTTCATCTTCTAGTGTATAACATAAAAAATGCTTTTTTATATCGCTAAGCTCAAAAAGCAGACCGTGTGTACAATCTGCTTGTGAGCTAAATCTTAATACTTGTAGACGCATTAGTCGTCAGTATTGATGCCTGTATCAGGACCATCGCATAATAAAAACTGTACCTTTTGTGCAGCCGTAGTTGCAGCTAAATCTAAATTGTTTGATGCATCACCTGCTCCATCAACATGGATTGGTGAAAACATAAACTCTCCAGGTTTTAAATCTGCAATAACATCTCCGTCAGGCTTTACAGCTACAGGATAATCAGTATCTACATTTTTAATAAATGTAAATAAAGCATCTTTGTGATGTCTTGATAAATTAATAGTTGTATCACTAGTGCCATCTGTAAGTATTTCACCACTACTAATTACAGCAGCATCACTTGTATTAGATACTGTTGTAAACGAAGGGCTAAAAGTAAATACAGTTGTACCAGTACTATCTACCAAAGTAAAAGATCCAGATACCGTAACATTACTTGCTTGTGTTGCCATTTTATATAATAATTAAAGTTATGCTGCAGAGTCAATCTCTACTGCAAAATATTCTGCTGTGACAGTATTACTTGTACCTCTAGCAGTTGTAGTTCCTGTTCCTCTAATAATTGTAAACAAAAACTCACCTGGCTTTAATACACCTATAACATCATTATCACTAGATGCACCTTCATAAACTTCTAAAGTACTAGTGTCATCCATATTTCTAACGTATAAAATTCTACCATGTCCAGGTGCTGCCATTATTGTAGCATCAGAACCAGTAGCACAATCAATTCTACCTGATGCAATTTGATCTACACCTGTAATATTAATTGTAGTGCTACCACTCATGCTTTGTGAAAAACCAGTAGCAGAATTTGCTGTCATAGTTAAACTACCATTAAATGTATAATTTTGTGCCATTTTATTTTAAATTTTCTATTTTACAAAAGTAATAAATATATTTAATATCCACTACCACTAGGTGACGAAAGTGGTGTAATATTTGAATCTTGTCCAGGACTTACAGGAACTTCTTCAACAAAACCTGCAGAAGCTGTAGAAGCAGCACCATGTGTTTGTCCACCCATATAGCCAATTTGACCGTTATGCGTGTGTGTATGATAACCTGTTAATCCATTATCTGAAGCATAATTTAAAGCTTCTTGTACTGTAGTGTATAAAGGTACACCGTCAATTGTTGTTAATACTGGCATTATAATAATTTTTTAAGTTCTGCACATTTTTCATATTCTTCTATTTCTATAAAATAATTAATCATGTTATTAATTATATCATCCCAATAATCATTACTTTGTAATTTATCAGGATCAAAAGAAATATATAACTTTTGACGAGAAGAATTAGACAATAAATCATCTATAGTTATATCACCCATAAGAATGTGATAACCATTATTCATTGCTAAATCAAGCTCTTTCATATTTAAATCAATTATGTTGTTCATTTAATCTTGACATTCTAGCTCCACAACAACACATATTTTTATCAGCCATTGCACCACGATACCTCATACCGTGTGCAGCTTTTTTCTTTTTATATCTACTTACCCTACCTTTTTCTCTTTTTTCTTTTGCTGCTCTAGCTCTTTCAGATTTAGAAAGCTCAGACCAAGTAGCTGGTGTGTCTTTACTTATACGTTTTGTTGGACGAAAAGTATTTTCACCACCGCTATAATCTTTTTTACCACGAGGCGTACGCCAGTCCTCTTTAAACCAACGCTTTAATCTTAATCCAGCTTTTGTTTTTCTTACAGCCATATTAATCGTGTTGTGCGTATCTGCCACCAGCACTATACTCTACCTTCATACCGTGTGCAGCTTTCTTTTTCTTTGATTTATTTCCCCAATTAGCAGCTCCTACTTTACGGCACTTAGCCATCGCGCCACTTCTGTAGGCAGATGTCTTAGGACCATAGCGAGCTACTACTTTATGATAACAAGCGTCTTTAGGCATTTTTTCTTTTTTTACGTAGGGCTTCCTTACCCTTTTTAAATATACTAACTACTTGGGTTTTACCCATTACTTTTGCTCTTTGTTCCCCAACAGTTAAAATTTGTATTTTCCTAGCATACGGTTTACTAATTCTTTTAACCTTAGCCACAGTAGCCCTAGCGTCAGAAGGTGTGGCAAAGCGTATACTAACAGTATCCTTTGGATTTTCATCCGTATATAATCTCCTACCACTACCCTTTGGTTTTTTACCTGTTCCTTTTTTAGGATCTTTATTTTTTCTTTTTGCTGGCATTTTTGTGTACTTTTTGAATATCAAAACTAGCAGACAATGATGCACCTCTGTGTGGTTTGTATCCACCAGCAGGATTTTTCATCAGCTTATAGTTATTATTGCCTTTTTTCATCCAATGAAAACCAGCAGGAGCTTTTACAGATTTTTTAGCCATATCTTAATTATGTTGTGTAAGCGGAAAACGACAACCATGATCGCAGTTCCATTTACGTAATGATTTATTAATTCTTGAATTAGGATCTCTTCTAGTCTTAGCAGATGTAAGCTTAGCTTTCATTCCTTTCATTCTAGCACAAAACGACTTTCTACGTTTAGCAGCCTTAGAACCTTTTTTTAATTTAGAAGGTTTAGTAGTAACAGCAGTCTTTAATTTAGATCCAGGATTAGCTCTACGATAAGATGCTACACCTTTTCTATTTAAACCACCTGAAGGACTTTTGCCTTCTTTACGTTGCCATGCAGGAGTCTTAGCCATTTTTTTCTACATTATTTTTTTTACTGCTACCCCCAAAGAAAAAGTCAATAATAGTATTAACTTTCGCTGACATAGCTCCAAAGATAGTAGAAATAAAACTAATTTCAAACTCACCCATATTAATTCCACCACCTACAAAGTGCTGAAACATAACAAAACTAATACCAAAATAAGCTACTGTAAATAATGTTGCTAAAACTTTTTGTATAATAGCATCATCTTTATACATGTCGCGCGCAGACTTACGATCTTCTACTTCTTTAGCAAAAGCTTCACGTTCTGCTTCTAGCATTATTTTTTGTAATTCTATCTTAGCTTGATCTCTTTCCTTATCAGTTGTAATTACTTTGTCTAATATACCCTCTGCGTTGTCTAATACTTTACCAAACAAACCGCCTGCTAATTTACTAATCATCTGTTCTATTTACACAACAATCCTCGTATATGCAATTTTCTGCACCAGTGTCGTCTTGTGTATTACAACATGATCCATCTTTTAACTCACAACTTTCATCATTGTTACAACAAGGTTTACCACAAGGAGAATTTTCTATTTGTTCTTCACTCATATTTCTAGTATAATCATAATAATATTCAGACTTAGTCATTTACTATTATGGTTTTTCTATAGTTTAAATTATCATACATAATAATAATATGATAAACTCCCTGTAATAAATCTATAGAGTTAATATTATTTTTTTCTATTATAAGTTTACCTATTGAATTGTAAACTTGCACATTTACAAATTTACTAAAATATACTGTATTATTTGTAGGATTTGGATAAACTGATAATCCTATACGATTAAAGTCTGTTAAATCAGTAGGTCCACTCCAACCATCTTCACAATAGTTATACAAATCTACACAAGTGTTATCCCATAAATTATTACAACAGTATGGATCAATACTAATTACCCATTCAAAACAAGAATTAGGTATGTAATGTGGTACATCTGCATAGCAATCAGATTCATAATAACAACTACTATCAGGTATATTTGCATCGATATTATAATTCACAGCTGTAATATCTGTACAACCTTCTAACGGCAATATACAAGAACCATTATCTACATTAGCTAATGGATTAAAATTAAGAGCCAAAGAGTCTGTACAACCATTTATAATGTCTATACAGCTGCCATTATCAGTATTACAAGTATCGCAATAGTTTAATGCAGTAGGATCTATACACCCAAAAATAAGTGGTATACAGCTACCATCATCTACATTAGCATTAGGATTATAGTTAAATGCACCATCATCCATACAACCTTCTACAACTTCTATACATGATCCTTCAAGCTCTACGTTTGCTTCAGGATTATAATTCAAGGCTGTAGAATCCATACAGCCAAGAACGATTAGTGTAATACAAGAACCATCGTCAAAATCTGCATTACTATCATACTCGAGATAATTTGGATTCATACATCCAGCAAGATAATAGCAGCTGCCATCGTCCGTGTTTACACTATCATTATAGTTTAAAGCTGTGCTATCTATACAGCCATATGTTCTGTCAATACATTCGTTACCACAATAAGTTTCACCTATTATGTGCATAAAAGGAGGTATTGGATTTGCAAAACCACCTTCTTGTTCTATAGCTATATATTCATCGGAATAAAGACTGTAACCACATTGTACAGATGTAAAGTCTGATTGAAAGTTTATTTCAAATATGGCTTTTACTAAATAACCTGCGTTTAAATTTAATTCGTAGATTGTATCAAATCCATTGATTAATGTAAAAGTATCTACTAGCTCAAAGTTATATGGTGGAGATAAATTAGTTGCTTGTGATAATATAATAAATGATCCAGCCCAGCCATTACCAGCCAAATCAGTTAACTCTAAATAATGTGTGCAGGCAGGTATATTTATATCTGTGTTTGCACTATCAACATAGTTATAAGCTAATGAATCTGTACAACCATATACAATAGGCGTATAACACATACCTGTATCAACTGTAGCTTCTAAATCAAACTCTACATAACTACTATCCATACAACCAAATACAGGAGGTGGAGGTGGACAATTTGTAGTTATTAAAGTGTCTATTAACTCATTGCCAAAATCAGCAGAGTCTAGCTGCCATATAGTATCACCACATTGCTCTATATATACGCTTCCATCTTCGCCACCCCATAAACTACCTGCAACACCATCACCATAGCTGTCTTTTAAAATTAATATAAAAGTATCTACAGGAGTGCAAGTAGATATATATTGTGGTTGATAATCAACTATGTCTACAAAAGGCCCGCCTTGCATTAATGTATCTCCTTGCATGTTTAAAACAACAAAAGAAGTTTCCTGAGGATATTGATCAGGATTTATTGTAACATCTAAACCCCAGGTGCCAGGAGGACATTGTCCAAATGCTGTAGCTATACTAAATACTATAACTATTATAAAAGCATATAAAAATTTTGTAAACTTATTCATACCACCAATTTGTATCACAATATTTTATTTCTTCATATGTGTTGTATTCATCTGATCCATATAACTGTCCCCCTTCAAGATTAACATTATCGTATAAAATAGCAACTACATCATTATTAGAATCTACAATAACAACATCTTTTTCTCTTAATAATCTTTTGCCATCAAATGCATCTTTGCAATTTGGACATCTATTTTGTATAAACTCCATTATTTAAAACCTCTAATTTGAAAACTATCTACAGCAGCATCTTGTCTAAAATGTGGAGTTGATGAACCAGCAGATCCAGCATTTATTACACTAAAATATGCTAACCATATATACACGCTTGATTGACCAGCAGCAGCTGATAAATCTGCAGTAACATATCTATATCTTTGGTTTCCTGCACTTTGTATTTGTCCTTGAGAACCTATCCTTACTTGATTAGTGTGTGTTGAATCTTCAGCTGTTAGTGAGTTATCTTGCATAACTTTAAAAG